GATAAGTTCAGCTGTCTTTTTCTTTTCAATAAGCATCATGCACTTTTCCTTTCTAGTATCTTTTTAAGGCCTTTATATGCTCCGGTAACATTACCAGACTTAGCCAGGCCTTTTAAGGTTAGTAATTGCTGCCTAGTAAGTACATATTTGTACTGACCAAGTGTTTTTCTAAAAAGCTGTAATTCAAGTTGTTTTTCGTTATCCATTAGTGGTTACCTTTCCTAGAACGCAATAAGCGTTCCATGACATCATCCTGTGGTGTCGGTCCATGCCACTCACTAGCGCAGTTTTCCTTGACTACTTGGAATATCTGGAACCAGGTTTGGTTAACCTGCTTCATATACTGCTGTGACATTGCTACAAAAGGACTAGAAATAGCATTGCCCGTAGTGGGATGCTTAGCCAAAAAGCCATATTCAGAAATAGCTTCCTCGCACTGAATCCAGCGCGAAACGCTCATAGCATATTGTTCTATAAGCTGAGAGTTAACCAGCTTTTCACAACCACGTTCCTTAAGCCATAGCCATGTTTCTGTATATATCTCATCAGCACAAAGCTTCTTTCCGTCCTTCTGCTGCATTGTCATATATTCTTTTATGGGTGGAACCTCCGCCCCATCCAAATTCACAGTCTCCGGTAAATCCAAAACCTCTAACTTTCGCTTACCAGGATTTCCTAGCATTATTTTCTCTGTAATGGCCTTGGACTTACGTCCAGAACCAATTCTTGCACCACCTCTGGCCGTTCCATCTTTGGCCATACCAACACCTCTTTTATCCTTTTCTTTAATACCCCGTTTGATTTCGCGTTTTTGCGCGTTTGACCAAGCGCCCGTTGGCCAGCAGTCTTGGCCCAGAGATTTGACCTCCCCCTGATATGTACCCCATTAATTGGACATCCATTGATTGAATTTCGCGATTTAGAAATCAATTTTTTAAAACATTAAAGAGAGTTGGAAATCACGTATTCGGACAGATATGAAAGCTCAAGTCCAATAGACAAACAGATAATGATATAATATTTATAATTGATTTCCATCCTCAAAAAAGGAGAGAACAATAATGGCTAAAGATGGTAGTAATCGTGGAGGAGCTCGTCCGGGCGCAGGCCGCAAAAGAAAAACTCTTGCGGGGACATTTGAACATTCTACATTTAGCGCTGAACAACTTAAAGAACTGCTAAGTTCACCTCATGTCGCTTATGTTTCAACCAAAAGCGTGTCATACACAAAGGCATTTAAAAAAGCTGCGTGGCAACGTTATTGCGATGGTGTTGATCCATCACAAATTTTTGCTGATGCTGGTTTTAATACGAATACCCTGGGCAGGCCACGCATTCTTGGTTTTTTTAAAACATTACGTGCTTTAAAGGCTAAAGGCTTGCCATTCACAGAAGGCAACACACCGAACTTAGGCGAAGTTCAAGCCGCATTTTCATTTCCTACCCCACCTAGACGTGCCAATAAAGGAAGACGACCTGTTATGAGTGATACAGAAGTCAACAAGCTTTGCGTAAAAGTCGCCTATCTCTCACAAGAAATTGAATTTGTAAAAAAAATTATTTTAGCGGAAAAGAAGGAGAAATAGCCATGTATATAAATGGTTCTCCAAAAGTTCGCTATGAGATTATAGCTGAAACAATAAAACGTGATGACAATGTCCTTAATCTTTCTTATCTATGCGAAATAGCCGGTGTATCTCGTTCAGGCTTTTATTATTGGCTAAATAATAAAGACACAAGATTAGCTTCCGACAAAGCTGACCAAGAAGATTTCAGCATTATCCTAGAGGCGTTTAAGCATCGGGGCTATTCAAAAGGTGCTCGTGGAATTCACATGTACCTTCTACATCAAAATCCACCAATACAAATGAATCCCAAGAAAATTAGACGACTAATGCAAAAGTTCCATCTTCATTGTCCTATTAGGAGAGCCAATCCTTATCGCATGTTAGCGAAGCGTTTGCAGGAAAACCGTATAGCTCCAAATATATTAAACCGTCAATTTAAAGCCTATGGTCCTCGCACGATTCTGTTGACAGACATCACATTTATTCCAAGGTATTCACACCATTCAGCAGCACAAAATTATTCATATGTCTGCGTCATAATGGATGCATTTACTAAAGAAGTCTTATCTTGTGTTTGCAGCATATCTTGTGAAACTGAGTTTGTTTTAGATGCAATAAAACAACTTATCGATAAACATGGCTCAGAGCTAAAAACAGATGTCTTGATACATTCAGATCAGGGTTGTCAATATACAAGCACAAAATTCGTTACTCTCTTAAAAGACTATAATCTACGACAATCGATGTCTCGCCGAGGCAATTGCTGGGATAATGCTCCGCAGGAAAGCCTTTTTGGACATATGAAGGATGAAATTCATATCTCTGGTACTGATGGCAATAACAAAATTGAACTCAAAGTGTTAGATTGGATTGATTACTATAATAACGAGCGATATCAATGGGGCCTTGCCAAGCTCTCACCAACGGAATATTATCGCTATGTAACAACAGGAAAATATCCTCTGTCAGTGAATTCACCAAATGCTTAAATGAGTTAATTTTTCTTTATTTCAAAGCAACTCAAGGTAATATTTTAATGGCTTTACAAAGCATTTTTTGCGATTTCAAACAATGCTATCTTGTCCAATCTTAGGGGAGCACTTTACCCCTAGGTCCTCACAGGCACTGGGTTTGCCGGTTCACGTCTTTTTACATTCTATCGGCAAGTTTCTTCTTCTTTTGCTCTTATTTTCAAGCTTTTCTTGCCGATATATGGTATAATATCCTAGCAAGGAGGATAAAACCATGAAATACATGTCTGTTGCTGACGCAGCGCTGGTCTGGAATGTAGCCGAACGAACTGTTCGCAACTACTGTGCCAACGGCAAAGTTGCCGGTGCCAAGCTTATCGGCAAGACTTGGCGTATCCCTGAAAGCGCTTCAAAGCCAATACGAAACACAAGAACAAGAAACACCAGGGATTTACTGTCCGTTCTTCAAAATGAACAAGCCAGCAAGAGCCCGGGTGGCATCTATCATAAGATGCAAATTGATTTAACATACAACTCAAACCATATTGAAGGCAGCAAGCTAACCCACGACCAGACTAGGTACATTTTTGAGACAAATACTATCGGCATAGAAAAAGATGCCGTTAACGTTAATGATATCTTAGAGACAGTTAATCACTTTAAGTGCATAGACATTATCATCACTAAAGCCCGTCGCAAGCTAACCGAAACTCTTATAAAGGAACTCCATTCTGTTCTTAAGACCGGCACAAGCGACAGCCGCAAAGACTGGTTTGTTGTCGGAGGCTACAAAAGATATCCCAACGAAGTTGGTGGCAAAGCTACCACTCTCCCGGAAGATGTCCCTCAGGCCATGCACAAATTGCTTGCTAAGTACAATGCTATTCAAAACAAAACCTTAGATGACATCATTACCTTCCATGTGCGCTTTGAAGCCATCCATCCATTCCAAGATGGCAACGGTCGTATCGGCAGGCTTATAATGTTTAAAGAGTGTCTGGCCAACGGCATCGTTCCCTTCATCATCACCGATAATATGAAGCTGTTCTACTATCGCGGTCTTAAAGGATGGAACAAAGAAAAAGGTTTCTTAACTGATACCTGCCTTAGTGCACAAGACAATTTCAAGGCTGTTTTAGACTACTTTAGAATTTCTTATACTGTCTAAACACTCTGTTATAAAAGAACTACTCCTCATGGGTAGTTCTTTTTCTATGCCATCGGTCACCAATCTTCGCATGAATCCGGGAATGGCAGCTCCTGCACAGGGCCATGAGATTGGAAACATCATTTGTACCGCCTTGAGACAATGGCAGCTTGTGATGTA